TTGGACTCCTCGAACAGGAGCTCACGCACGTCCTGCGTCAAGCAGCGAAGTACGGAGTTCCTTCCAGGTTCAGGAATCCAAACGTTGCCTTCCCAGGCAACAAGGTGCGACCCGATCCAATCAAGCAGGCCAATCGCGGTGATTGACCTGGGTCCCTCAGTTGCTGTAACTAAGCACTGGTGATGACCTTTACTTACCGAAGCGGCGGTCGCGGTCGAGCTCCGGCAGCGATTGTTTGTTTCAACAAGGGTCATCAGTCACGAAGGACCTGTTTCCCAGTCACCCCGGTGGGTCTTCGATCCAGTAGGCGACCACGGCGTTGCGGAACGTCTGGGTTCGTTTACAACCTACCAAAACTACTCGCCTCACCGGCCGGATTAGTTCGAGTCAGTCACAGCTGGTTCCGGTCCACACCAGGTACTTGCGCTCGGGGTACTTGATCACCCACTTTCCCGTGGGGTCGATTCCCTGTCCGGCTGGTACCTGAGTGGGGTTCCAATCCCAAAGCTTTCGGCAAAAAGCTCCAGTTGGAACCCGGTAGCGATCCCTTTCCCAGGTTTCGCTCCAGGACTTACTAAGCTCAAAATCCTGACGTCGGTTGCCGCTGACATCAGGTGAGCTTGGTTTACGGAACCTTGGCTCGTTTCGGTTACTCGTAAAGGCAACTTGGCTTGGACGGCTTGCCTTAATCACAGTGGCACTCGTTGGTGCCCTCCTTGTGATTGTACAAGTCCGTGCGCCCAGCTCGTGTGGATCGAGGCCCTCAAGGAGTTGTAATTTGTACTTCAACTTCCTTTGGAAGTGAGTTGTGCGAAAGCTCAGCCCTTGGGGATCCACTCCAAGTCCACCCGACGTAGTCGGAAGGAACAAGTTAAACAAGCCGTTCCTGGTCGCCTTCGCGACTTCAGGTTTCCAGGTACTCAAAAGGCGCTTTAAAGCTCGTTCCGGGTTTTGAGCACCCTTGAGGGCTTGCGTAAACACTGAACTCACGCTGAGCAGCTTTGAGCTCGTTTTACTTGCAAAACCCTTGCGCACTAGTCCAGGATTGTAGTACTCAAGTTTTTCAAACTTAACGTCGCACTTGTTAACCCTCCCGGTCGACGAGTCGAGGTTTGTACTACAATCACTTCGCTCACCCGAGCCAACTCGCTTTGAAACCCACAATTCGGAATTCAGGGTCAGTACGCGAGGGTGAACGTAACACTTTCCTACCGAAAGTGTCAAGCCAAGTTGGTCAACCTGTTCCTTCCAAAGTTGTAAAAACTTTGGATTGGCTCGAAAAAGGAT